ATTTGTATGAAATAGAAATTATGCCTGGTATAAAAGGTATTATAGCATTGGGCAATGTTAAGTATGGATTTTCGGAAAAAAACATATTATATATCCCAGTCTATCTGATAGAGGATGACGAAATAACAGTTCAAATAGGAGTATATGAATTTGGTTCATCGCAATATCCAAATTTATTGGACGAAGATAATGATTTTGATATATCAAAATTATCCAATTCGATACCATTATTTTATAGTTTTACCAACAAGGAATTTTTGTTAAAAAATGGTGCATCTGAAGGAAGTTTAGAGGATGAGGGAGATATTGATACTGGAGATAAAGAAGATTTCGCTCCCCCCGAAGAAGAAACCAAACCGGAAGACAATACTAGTTTAGAAAACCTTAGTTCAACATTAAAAGAATTATTAAAAAATTTCCGCGAAGAAGACACAGACGTGCTGGATGACGTTGATCCTACAATGAATTTAGATATGGCGGAAAGAAGAAAATTTAAAAAACTAGCAACAACAACATGGATTCAAAATTTTATGAAGAATAAATTATACAGTATTGTTGATAACGAAGGAGGTGGTGATTGTTTATTTGCCACAATCCGCGATGGATTTAAATCACTTGATAAAAATATTAGTATCAAAGATTTAAGAGGCGTTGTAAGTGAAAAGGCGACTACCAAAAATTTCAGTGATTTTAGGGAACAATATACGATGTATAAAAATGCTATTATTGAAACAAGAGGTACAATGAAAAAATTGGCGGAGGAAGTAGATGCTTTAAAAGTGGAAAAAAGGACAGAAAAGGATAGAAACAAACAAAGGGCTATTGTCGATATAGCAAAGGTAAAAATAGCAGATTTTAAAAGAGCTCAAAGAGAGAAAAAGCACGCTGAGACTTTATTTAGTGATTTCAAATGGTTGGAAGGCATTGATAATATGGAAAAATTCAGATCCAAAATTAGAACTTGTAAATTTTGGGCGGATGCTTGGGCTATAAACTTATTAGAAGTTGCTTTAAACATAAAACTTATAATTTTATCGAGTGAAAATTATAAAGAAAAAGATTTGGGGAACGTGTTATTATGTGACCGTGGTTTTGTAGACGAATCAATAGAGAAAACTGGAATATTTAACCCCAAATACTATTTCATTTTGGATTACACAGGTAATCATTATAAATTAATAACTTATAGTGAAAAACAGATTTTCACATTTGGAGATATTCCGTACTCAATAAAAATGTTAGTTGTTGAAAAATGCATGGAGAAGAACGCAGGTATATTTAATTTTATACCAAAATTTAAAAAATTGAAGGAACAATTAATAGGTGATAAACCAGAAGAAAAAAACAAAATGGAAGAAGTCAATACAAATCCCGAATTATTTGACCCAACAACTGTATTTCAGTTTTACTCGAAATCATCTGATAAACCAATGCCTGGTAAAGGCGCTGGTGAATCAATCAAGTCTGAAAACGTATCTAAATTTTCTGAATTAGCAGCAATAAAAGGGTGGAGAAAAGTTTTGTCCAATTTCTTTATTGCTCCATTTAATCTAGATGGTCATAAATGGAATTCGGTCGAACATTATTATCATGCTTCCAAATTTAAAAAAAATAATCCAGAATTTTCTTTACAATTTTCCGATGATTCGGGAAGTCAATTATCAAAAGATCCTATACTGTCCAAATCTTATGGGGGGAAAACGGGAAAATACAAAGGCAAACTTGTTAGACCGAAAAATATAAAAGTTGACCCAGATTTCTTTGGTCCTGGTGGGCGAGGTAAAAAGGAAATGGAAGACGCTCATATGGCGAAATATACACAAAACGAGGAATCAAGGAAAGTTTTACTCTTGACCAAAGACGCGAAGTTGCTTCATTATTCAAGAGGCTCTCCACCGATTGTATTTGAAAATACAATGAGAGTCAGAAACAAGATCAAATTAGATCCCAATTTGAATAACAGGGAATAATATTTAAATTAACATTATATAAATAATATTTGTAATTATTATATAATGTTTACTATTGAATCACATAAATTGATAAATGAGATAAGTCCGTATATACAAAGTCTTAATGATAATAAGAATTTTATAAAAAAACGCATAGTTAATAACACTGTTAAATACATATATAACGAGATTATTTCTGCAGAGAGAGAAGTATATTCTTTGTTAAAAAATAATAAAATAACTCAAACATTCGAAATGTTCGATAATAAAAAAGATAAGAAATTTCCATCGGTTTTTTCAAGTCATTTTGTCCCCGATTATATACGAAAATATACCAAAGAACATATCTTTGGTTATTCTAAAATTTTTTTTGATTTTTTCGGACACAAAATAACTTTGAAATTTGCTTTATTAAATGAAGATGATATACATAAAAACGTGCTTGGAAATAATTTAATTATCAATTCTCTTATATGGTTATATATAGCATCTAAACACAGTAAAAAACATTGCGCAGAGACTTTAGATATTTTTTGTTATTTAACGCCATTTAAAAAAAATTTACCGATGAATAATTATAATGTTTTATCGCCAGAAAATTGCAATAGTGCCGTTACAACAACATGTACAAAAAACGGGGAAATTTGTATATATCGAAAGGAAGAGTTTTTAAAAGTTTTAATACATGAATCGTTTCATATTTTTGGTTTGGATTTTTCATCAATGCCCACTTTGAGATTAAAAAAAAAAATAATGGGAATATTCCCAATTCAAAGTGATATGGAGATTTCCGAATCATATGCCGAAACTTGGGCTACAATTATGAATTCTTTTTTGTGTGCTTATAATTTATTAGATAACTTATTGGTAGAAAATTCGTTTGAAGAATTTCTAATACATGCTGATTATTGTATCCGCATAGAACAAATTTTTTCTTTGTTTCAAACAGTCAAAATTTTAAACTTTATGAACATGAATTATAACAATCTTTATGATTCAGACCAAATATCTATTTCAGCTCGGAGATATTTATATAAAGAAAATACAAATGTATTCCCGTATTATATTTTGAAGACATTGTTTTTGTGCAATATAGACAAATTCTTGGGTTGGTGTTTAAAAGAAAACAATAATAATATATTCAACTTTAACAAAACACCGACTTCCATTGATAATTTTGGAAAATTCATTGAAGAATTATACAAAAAAAAATCCTTTTTAAAACAAATAAAAAAAGCGGAATCCATAGAAAATGCTAATATATCACCAACTATCATCAACACTACCAGAATGACTTTATTTGAAATAAATTGAAAAATAAATATTTCATGTTAATATCAACATATACGTGAACAACATGGGTATTCATCTACTAAACCGATTTCTACGAAGTAAAAACCCCAAGGGGATAAATGAAATTAGCTTGTCTGAGTTAAATGGAAAAAAAATAGCAATAGACATATCTATTTATATTTATAGATATGTCTCTCAAGAGGCATTGTTACCAAATATTCAAAAAATGGTTGAAACTTTCCAAACTCATAATATTAGACCACTCTTTGTATTTGATGGGAAGAAAACTGAAAAAAAGTCAGAGACATTGAATAAGCGTCGAGAAGATAAAAACAAGGCTTATAAAAATTATCAAGAAATAAAAAATGGAAACAATCCATTTTCTACAAAAAACAAACGTTTGATGCGTGAACTCAAGAGGAAATCCACTTTTATTAATATTGATATGATAAATGGTGTAAAAAAATTATTTGATACTTGCAATATCTCATATATCACAGCCAAAGGCGAGGCCGATATTTTGTGTGCTGCTCTAGCAAATTCAAAAAAGGTTTACGCTGTTCTATCGGAAGATACGGATATGTTTGCATATGGTGTTCCAATCGTTTTGAAATATTTTAGCTTTGTAAAACACACTGTTGTTAGATATAATACTAAAGATATTTTGTATAATTTGAATATTACATATGAAGAATTTCTCACGATATGTATTTTGTCGGGCACAGATTACAATAAAGGGGTGGGAAATTTTTTCGATATTTACAATGCTATTTTGAAATATAAAACACGGGATGTTTATTTGAACAATGATGCGAAATTTGACGAATGGTTAAATACAAATAATTATGACCATATTGATAATATTGATAACATATTAGTATCTAGAAACAATTATTATTTAGATAGTAAAAATATTCTGAAAGGATATCCATTTATTGTGATTAGAAATACAACATGTGTACATTAATCAATACAACTAAAATATTTAATATATTTTTTTTTTATTTATTAAATTGAACTTTATTATATTGTATTATATTTGTTTAAATTAAACAATTATGAGTGACCTTCCAGAATTAAATTCAAATAAATGGGGCGAAGATTATTGGAACATCTGTCTTAAAGAAATGGCGGATACGATAACTAAATTAGAATTGTGGGACTGGTTTTGTAATGAAACCCCTCCAGAAGATCAAGGGTATCAATGGTGGGACCATGATAATATTAATAAAATTTCAGATAATCTTCCACATAATGACCACAGCGGTTCTAGTTTTGCATGCGCGTTAAGAAATATGGAATTTATAGCAAAAAATGGATTTACAGAATGGCTAAAAAAAAAATGATGGTCCATCATAATAAAATTCAAACAGAATCTTTAACAATAATATATTTTTTTATTTTATAATAAAAAATAATATCTTATTATACTAAATATGAATACAGGTTCCAATTCAACACCCGCATCAAAATCATCTTCATCAACTACGCCAGTAACATCGTCGCCATCACCACGACCTCCGCTGTCCGTGTCTCCATCGCCACGATCTTCCCCACCCGTGTCTCCTCCACCACGAACTTCGCGACCCTTGTCTCCGTCACCTGGATTACAAAATTCCGCGGCGGGATTAGCTGCTGGTGTAACAACAGAACCTGTTTCACCACCACCGGCTTCGGTCGCCAGGCCATTGACTTTGCAAAGACAAATAGGGGGTCCTGTCGAAACAACCATAAGTTCTACCTCTGAGACGAGTAATGACGATCTTGAGGACAAGATAGATAACATCATGAAATTATTAGATACATACTCAAAAAAATTGGAGGATGTTTATAAAACAGTAAATAAAAAAACTGAAGAAAAAACTCCAAATACGCCTCCATCGTCGGACGACGAAGAAGACGACGATAATGTTTCAGAACAAGAGAGGAGAATCATTGATGAAGTTATGGAACCCGGTTACGTCTCTCCTGGTTCTGGAACGTCGAGACCGTCTGCTGCAACGACTGCTGCTTCGAGACCGTCTGCTGCAACGACTGCTGCTTCGAGACCGTCTGCTGCAACGACTGCTGCTTCGAGACCGTCTGCTGCAACGACTTCTTCTGAAAATTCGTCAACCAATGTGGGAGGGTCAAAAAAAAGGAAAAAGAAAAAGACTAGATCAAAAACACGTAAAAAAAAACGCAAACAACGAAAAAAATAAACAAGCTTAAATTGAAATAATATAAACCTAATATATTATTTTAATTAAATAATTAATGACTAAACTTGTTATTGTGGAATCTCCAGCGAAATGTAAAAAAATAGAAAAATTCCTTGGTCCAGGATATAAATGTGCGGCCAGTTTCGGGCATATTCGTGATTTAGACGGTGGATTAAAAGCTATTGATATTTCAAATAATTTTGAACCGTCTTTTAAAACGTTAAAGGCTAAGATGAAATATATTTTAAAACTAAGAACTCTTGTAAAAAATTCAACTGAAGTAATATTGGCGACGGATGACGACAGGGAAGGCGAAGCAATTGCTTGGCATTTGTGTAAAGTATTCAAACTACCAGTATTAACCACCAAGCGAATTATATTTCATGAAATAACAAAATCTGCTGTTTTAAAAGCTATAAACAATCCCAAAATTGTCGATATGGATATGGTACATGCTCAACAATCTAGGCAAATTCTCGATATTATGGTTGGATTCACAATCTCTCCTATTTTGTGGAAAAATATTAGTCGAAATACAAAAACGGGCTTATCAGCGGGCAGATGTCAGACACCTGCGCTTCGTATTATATATGACCGACAAAAAGAGATAGAAACTAATCCAGGAAAAAAAGTATATGAAACAACTGGTTATTTTACAGAAAAGAATATTGAATTTAAATTAAATAAATTATATGAAAAGGAAGACGATATGGAAGAATTTCTTGTAAAAAGTTGTGAATTTTCCCACGAATATAATGTATCAAAATCAAAAATAGTAAAGAAAAAACCCCCATTGCCTTTTACAACAAGTGTTCTTCAACAAAAAGCCAGCAATGAAATGAATTTCTCTCCCAAACAAACAATGAAATTAGCACAGACTCTTTATGAAAATGGATATATTACTTATATGAGAACGGATAGTAAAACTTATAGTAAAGAATTTATTGGTAAAGCAAAGGATTTCATAAAAGAAATATACGGGGGTGAATATATTAATCCATCGATTGACGTATTATCAAATACCCATACACCTATTAAAACTGAGAAAAAGGGAAAAAAGAAAAAGAAAAAAAAAGAAAAGGAAAATAACGCACAAGAGGCTCATGAAGCAATTCGTCCAACAGAGATACACCGACAAGAATTAAGTGATAAAATAGATTCAAGAGGTAAAAGATTATATAATTTAATACGAAGAAACACATTGGAAAGCTGTATGTCTGATGCGAGGTATAATAGTATAACAGCAACTATTAGTGCACCCGAATCAAATGTATATAGATATACCGCCGAACTGGTTGAATTTCCTGGTTGGAAAATTGTGGGCGGATATGATGAAAAAAATCCCATTTATACATTTCTTAAAAAAACCAAAGACTCTGTATTGGAGTATAAAAAATTATATTCAAAATTAACGTTGAAAGAGCTGAAAACGCGTTATACCGAGGCTAGATTGATTCAGCAATTGGAGAAATTGGGAATAGGTAGACCATCGACATTTTCTAGTATTATATCTAAAATACAGGAGAGAAATTATGTAGCAAAGGGGAATATTGAAGGCAAGACGCATTCATGTATAGATTACCAGTTGATTGGAGAGAATTTAGATGAGTTAGAAATAAGCAGGACTTTTGGTGCTGAAAAAAACAAATTGTGTATCCAACCAATAGGAATTATAGTAATCGAGTTCTTAATAAAGCACTTCGATTCATTGTTTATGTATGGGTATACAAAAGATATGGAAGATTCATTGGATAGTGTTTCGAAAGGAACAAAGACAAGAAAAAGTGTTTGTGAAGAGTGTTATAGTGAAATTAATAGATTGTCGAGTAAAATCCAAACCTCCAATCGCGAATTAATCAAAATAGACGAACATCACTCGTATGTGATTGCAAAGTATGGACCAGTGATAAAATGCGATAAGGATGGTGTAACTACGTGGAAAAAAATAAAAGAAGGTATCACGTTAGATAATATTAGAGGAGGTTCTCTTAAAATAGAAGATATTGTGGAAACTGGAAAAACTTTTACTGGTATTAATTTGGGTTCATATAAAAAGAATGATGTGATTTTAAAAAAGGGTAAATTTGGATTATATGTAAATTGGAATAAAAAAAATTATTCGGTTGGATTTTTAAAAAAAACAGAGAAAAATATTATGCTGGAAGATGTGATAGAAGTTCTTTCTGGGAAGAAAAGTTGTAATCCAAATGTGTTGAAAATTGTTACAGACGATATTTCGATTAGAAAAGGTAAATACGGACCTTATATATTTTACAAGAATGGTAATATGAAAAAACCAAGATTCTTGAAACTAAAAAATTTGATATGGACCAATCTCTCTTCTGCTGCTATATTAACTTGGATTAAGGAGGAATATAATATTTAAGAAAACATATATGACGGCGGTACAATTACATTCATTGTTTTGACTTGTTCATCACGCAATACATTGAATTCTATAACAAATGATATAGGCATACATTTAAAATCAACTAATCTACCATCATGATATCTAAATTTAAATTTAAATCTTTTTACACGCGCCAATGGTGGAGTATAAAATGATACGTTTGATAAAATATTTCTATTTTTTACAAATCCACTTGAAAAGGCATTGTTTTCAACCGGTATTTTAGCAAAGGCACTGTTTACTTTTCCATTATAGTCATTATTAAACCACCCACTAGTATTTGTAGAATATGGACGGATCTCATCAATAGTGTTGTGTTTTTCAACTTCCATGTAAATCCAATCTTCGCCCAGTATATTCATGGTGCATGGGTTTTTGCTAATATCAACAATTAAATTATCTGAGTCTGCCGTATCGGGTTGACTCAACCAGTGTCCACTAGCTTGATCTGATGAACCTGTATCTTTTATTTCATAACTAAATCCAAATGCGTCTCCTTGGACTCTACCGTTAAAGTATGGATTGGATGGGGTTGGTGTAGAAATATATTTTTTCTTTTCATAACCTAAATAAAACGGAAGTCCCCATTTAGCGTAATTTTCCCAAACTTCGGTTGAATTACAATCAACAATATAAGACATTTTTTTTTGAAAATTTAAGGAAAACTTTCTTATAACTGTTTGATTTGGCGTTGGAGTGGGTGTATTTGTATGACCAAGTAAACCAAACCAAAATGTATTTTTAATTTTATTATATTTACATCTAAAAAATTCTTGGGTCGATATTTGACTATAAGTAGATGCATTTTTTTCTACAATTTTAAAATTCATAATATTAGCTATTTCCAATGCTAATTCGTCTGGTGTATACGAACCTTCTGATATTTCTACAATATGTTCTTGAATTTCGCCTTGTAAATCTATCGAAAAGCTAAATTTAGTATTTTGATATTTATTGCTGAAAACGTATTGATTGGAAGGCAACGAAACACTCACCAATCTCATCGACTGTACTTGAGACAAAGACTCGGGCAATTCAATCTGAAATATATTTGTTTTTGGCCATTGTTTAATATCTCTATCTTCTGAGTGAAATGAAATTAATTTTTTTTCCAATACATAATTTTGTTGACGAGGTATCAATGGATGTGTTTGATTTACATTAAATCTACTCATTTAATGTAAATATAGATAATATTTTTTATTATATAAAGTAATATGTTTATTACATTTAGTAATTTAATTCTTTGCTATATATAATATTATGCCAAGAACAAAAAATCGACAAAAAAAAATGCGAGGTGGAAATGTTCCCATACAAGAGCCTGTTAAGCCAACCATTAGTACTAAATCAATGAAAGGTGCTGCCTTGCAATGGTTTACTATTTCAAAATGGTTGATGTTAGCTAAAATGTTTTTTTTGATAGGTATTATAATATTTTTAATAACAACGTTTTCTGGTGCTAAAGGTGGTATGATAGCATCGTATTCGTGGATGACTATAGGAGTGTTTGTTACAATGTATATGGTTTCAATGATGGTTTCAATGGATCTAGGAAAAGATTCGAGTATATTGGATATTATTAAGAGCATCGCGCCTCTACTCGCACCGGGAGGGTTTTTACTGCTACCATTGGCGTTTTTGATATTTGTATTTTATAGATTGGGTCCCATTATTGATAAAGATGTATCCATATTGCCTTACATATTTTATCAGATAAATTTCGCAGCATTTTTCTTTATAGTAATACAAGCTTACCTTTTAATCAAATTTTATGGAGACGAGATGAAATCAATGATGGATGGTACAGTTAATACAAAGAAATGGATTTATATACCAGGATTGATCTTGACCAGTATTATCACTGGTGCTATTTCTGTTCAATTATATGTTATAATTAATTCTTTTATAACAGATGGGTAAAAAAAAACCGAAATGTAATACCGTATTCGTTTTTATTATGCCATATTCCTGAAATTTTAAGCAATATATTTAATTCGTCAAATTTTTTTTTGTATTGGTCTAATTCAGAAAAAATTTTTATAAAATTATTTGATAATTGTTCTTCTATTCTATATACATTTTTGTTGTTATTATTGAGAGAACCTAAAATTTTTTTTTCAATATTTTTCAAATAATTAATAACAACTGTATTACTATTATAATCAAAAGTGCATTTTACTTTATTAAAATACGGTTCAATTAATACCCTTTTAAGTTTAAAATTAATAAATATACCATTCAAAGACATATTTTTATCCGAATAGTATATTCTATAAAAATCTCCATTCGCTAATATTGTATTTTTTGTCTTTTCTGAGAAAATAATATTATTTTCTTCAAATTGTTCTGGGGTTAGTGATAATAACATTGTTATATAATATTATTATCGTTTTAAGTTTGTAGTTAAATATTTCTAATATTATTTTTTAATATCAAAAGTGTTATTATAGTTTCTATCTCAAAATCGTCATTTGTTTGAATATTATCAATAAATGTGTTGCATTCGTCCATGGCGTCTTCAAAATTTTTTTTTTTTATTATTATATATTTTTCCCATAAATTTGATAAATTTGGATGTGTATGCGAAAGACGTCCAAATTTATTTTTTAAAAGTAAAAAATTGTTGTCCATTAGTTAAAAGTTTTAAATATTTTTTAAGTAATAAAGGGAGAGAAATATAATATAACAATGAAATTCTTAGAAACAAACTTTGTTGATTATATAAATAAGTGTGAAGAAAATAATTTACATAAGGAAATAACACCAATATTTAACTTGTTTGATGCTTCGACTAATGAAAAATGTAATATAATTTTTTATGGTCCGAAGGGGACTGGGAAATATACACAAGCGCTAAATTTCATAAAGACATTTAGTCCAACAAATTTGAAATATGAGCGCAAAATTAATTTTGATTTTAATAAAAAAATAGAATATGTATTTAAAATAAGCGATGTTCATTTTGAAATAGATATGGAACTATTGGGATGCCACGCAAAAATATTATGGAATGATATTTTTCATAGGATATTGGACATTGTTTCTACGCAAAAAAAACCTCAAGCATTTATTTTATGTAAAAATTTTCATACAATTCATAGCGAACTGTTGGATATATTTTATAGTTATATGCAATCATTGGAACATAAAAATATTAATTTAAATTATATTCTAATTAGTGAACAAGTTGGGTTTATACCCAATAATATTTTACATAGATGTAAAATAGTTCCAATTAAAAGACCAACAAAAAAACAATATTCAACTATTACGAATATTAAATTAGACAAATCAATTGATTTATACAAAATTAACAATATAAAAGATATATTTTTAAAAGAAAGCCAATTAATGGATCCAAATAAGGTTGTATGTGATAGTGTAATAAATATTATAAGAAATTATGATTCTTTGAATTTTTTGGAATTAAGAGATAAATTATATAATATTTTTATATATCATTTGGACTTGAATGACTGTATGTGGGATATATTTTCTCAAATAATAATTGAGTTTAAAATACCACAAGAACGCGTTTCATACTTATTAAGCGAAATGTATAAATTTTATAAATTCTATAATAATAATTATAGACCAATTTATCATTTAGAGAAAATCATACTAATCTTATGTAAGGAAGCGCATGGATTATAAATCTGCTTGTAAAACATTAAAATTAAAAAAAAATTTTGATATTAAAACGCTGAAACGCCATTATTATAAAGCGGCGCTTCTTTATCACCCCGATAAAAATAAAGAAGTCGATGCAGAAATAAAATTTCAAGAAATAAACGCCGCGTATGAATATTTACAGAAGTATTTAAATGTTGTTGTTGAAGATACGTCATCTAATTATTTTACAATTATAAAAAAATGTGTTAGTAATTTATTTCCCACTGTTCCATGGAATGATATGTTCATCGATAGTACTTTGAACGGTATAATAACCAATTGTAAGAAAGCTTCGTTGAAGATTTTTTCTGATATTAATAAAGATAAAGCGTTTGAAGTTTATACATTTCTCTCTGAAAACAAAGAAATATTCAACGTATCTGAAGATACATTGAAAGAAATGTATCATATTTTACAAAAAAAATTAAACGAAGATTATATTATTATTTTAAATCCAACGATAGAAGATTTGTTAGACGATAAAATTTATAAACTAAATATTTATAATCACGAATATTTGGTTCCATTATGGAACTACGAAGTTTGTTTTGATATTTCTGGTGCGGATTTAATAGTTAAATCTATTCCTGATTTGGACGATTATGTTACAATTGATAACAATAACAACATAATATGTAAATTCCAAGGCAAAATACAGGATGTATTGGATAAAGAGAAAATTACTATAAAGCTTGGGAGTAAATTTTTCACAATTGAAGGAGAGAAATTATCAATAAAACAGGAACAAACCTTTGTTTTCAGAAACAAGGGTTTGTTAAAAATAGACGAAGAAGATTTATATTCAACAACGGAGCGCGGGAATATTTATGTGGATATAAAATTAATTTAAAATAAATAGTTATATTTATACAATGATTGTAAATATCGGTATAAGTGACCGCAATACGGGGAAGACGATACCTCATACGACCAGAAAAATAGACGCGTCTACTACTACAACTACGTCGCAAATACATCGAAAATCATTAAGAAGGTCCGCGATGTCCACGCATGATATTGAAAAAATACATGAAGCAAATTATTTAAAAAACGTTATAGTTGAAAATTATCTTACCACAAAACCCGACCTGTTTGATGTTATTTTAAATGAAGACATATTTAATTTTTCATTAGCAAAGACTAGTGTTGACGAAGTAGTTGATAAGTTAGATAAAAAGAAAAAAACCAAGAAAGAGGGGATATGGGCTTATTGCAAGGGTTCATGTGTTGATAAATTAAAATCATTAATAAAGAGAGAAATTCATTCAACAGCATATATGTTGAGATTTTTATCGAATAGTACCATAGATATAACAGATGGACAACATCCGTTGAAGTTTTCATATAATAATCCCAATAACAAACCAATAACAGGCGAATGGGAAAATGATAAAGAATTGTTTGATTTAACGCCTTTGGATTTGACGAACGGAAACGCTCGTTTCATTGCTGGATTGGGTCCCAGCGCAGCTGGGAAAACATATTGGGCTAAAAATATCATAACACTGTTGGGTCAAGCAGAGGGAAATTTTCCAAAATCATTTTTATCAATAGACGGCGGAGCGACTCGTGAATTTTCAGTCGTCTACCAAGATATAATCAAAGCATTGGGTCAACATCCGAAAATAGCAGGATTAAATAATTTGGTAAGTGCTGGTTGGGATCCAATCCACACGTCATTATTCAAAGCTGGTAAAATAAAGAAAAGTGTTATCAAATATTTGCAGGAACAAAAACAAAAACATGGAAGAAGTTTGGTTAGCCTGTATGTCCCAGAAACTTTAGGTAGCCCAATGGAGAAATCTCATAAAAAAATAAGTAAATTCGTAGACATAACAAATGACTTGAAATGGATTGGATTGTATATATGGCAGCATAGGACAGCAGCAGAGTGTACCTTTCCAGATAATCTTAAATGTATATCAACAACAGTTAGTGGTAAAAGTAGAGAATTAACCGAAGGGAAAAAATATAGTAGTAAAGCATATAATTTTTCAAAAAAACATGGTATAGCCGAAATTAAAAAAGCTCCTGGTGCTAGAATAGATATTCATAATAGCGGAGGTAAGAAATTAAATGGTGTTTTTAACAAATCAACAGTAACAGAATACCCCAATGCGGAAGGTCATCGAATATTAAACCAAACTTTATTAGATCCTTTTAATTCTATATATAAGCAAGGAACATATAAGAAAAAAGGCGGTAATAAAACAAGGAAATGCAGAAAAAGAAAAACTAGAAAAAGAAAAACACACAAAAAGAGAAAAAGAAAAACTAGAAAAAGAAGGAGATGATTTCAAAATTTTTTCGAGATATTATACCACGTATGTAGTGCGTGATTCAAAAACTTATAAAAATTAAAAAAATTGATTTAAAAGAATGGTCGTATATTAACTCATAAAAACAAATCATGTCTAGCACTCAAGAACTCATCACAAAAGCAAAAAACTTTACAGCTTCCAAGGTCGCTTACCGACCAGCGAAGGTTAATTCTCGCGGAGGAAAAAATGTTGCCCTTCAAGTTAATGGAAATCCTCTAGTAATTCAGTTTCCCCTCATGCTTACATGGGGTGTTAATGAACGAGTAGACGAACAGAGTGGACGAGTATCATATGATATGGCTCTTCAATTCGGTTCAGGAATCGCAAGCGTTGAGAAGTTTCAAATGGCTCTGAAAGAGCTAGAAAATAAGATTCTGGACGACGCTACTACTTCTAAGTGTAAGGAGTGGTTTGGAAAGAGTAAAATGAGCAGAGAGGTTGCTGAAGCAATGATGTATCCAATTCTGAAGTATCCTAAGGTAAAGGACGGTCCTAACAAGGGTGAACCAGATTATGAGCGTTATCCTACTTTAAAGCTAAAGCTTCCTTACTGGGAACAGAAGTTCAACGTAGAGCTTTATAATATGGATCGCAAGGCAATCTTTCCAGATTCAGAAAACAGTCGCACTCCAATGGACCTTGTTCCAAAGGCGAGCTATGTGAAAGGTCTTCTGGCCTGCACTGGTATCTGGATGGCGGGCGGTCGATTCGGTGTTACTTGGAAGCTCGTCCAGGCAGCAGTTCGCCCCCCAACTCGTCTAGTTGGAACTGGAACATGTCATATTGACGATGATTCCGATGACGAGGACGCTCTTGACCAACTCAAAAATCGCGAGGCAAAAGCAAATCCTCATTCGGCTGCTGCTGAGGAGGAAGAAGACTTGGGTCCAACATTTGATGACGATGATGAAGATGAGGAAGCCGAACCAGAGGAGGAGGTCGCAGAGCCAGAGCCAGTGAAGAAGAAGAAGAAGAAAGTAGTTCGTCGCAAAAAGAAAGCAGCTACTTCGACAGAGTAGAAAATTAATTAAATAAAAAAATATTATTAATATTATTTTTTATTGGAAAGATATTCAAAAACTAATTAAATATTATAGATTAAATATTTTTAATGTATGATGGTTTTCAAGAAATATTTACAATTGTTATTTTACATTTAATAATTATAATTTCTATATTGAGTTTTTGTTTATTTATTTTTTGTTATATTGTAGCATATAAAAAACAACAGCGTTTAAAATGTATAATCGCACCGGAAGACAATACCATACACGTTAACCCTATGCGAATTAAACAAGAAAAAATAATGCGGATTATATAAAATTTAAAAATATAAAAATATTATCGTAATAAATTATATATAATATGTTATTACGAAAATTCTCTTCCGTGTCTGCATTTCCCATAACAATATCCAAAAATGCTTGGGATAAAATGACACATATTCTATCAAAAAATAATAAATCGGCTTTTGTATTTTTCGCAACCGGGGGTGGATGCAATGGATTTAATTATAAACTCGAATCCATTGATATAAAAAAACTTAATGAATTAACGACAGAACACGACCGTCTCGTCACAGTTGCAAATTCATCAACGCGTGTAATCATCGAACCCATGTCGGAGATGTTATTGTTGGGGACTAACATTGATTTTGTAGAAGAAGATTACAATAAAAATATTTTTGAGAGTAGGTTTATTTTCACACCTAAAAAAGATTTCGCCACATCTTGTGGATGCGGTGTTTCATTTTCTCCAAAATAATATTAATAAAAATTTATAAAATACCTACAAGATTGAAATACTAATTAACAGATAAATAAAAGAAAAAGATTTAAACTTATTTAGCAATAGTATATATCACGAATGAGTAATAATAATCAAAGAATCTCTCCCAGACAGTGGTTGAAAAACAATTTATATGAAAAATCAAATTTTAAAAAACCCGATAAACGGAATAAAATATCGAATGATAATTTTATTATACCAGAAGTTAAAGATTGGCAGCTGATGACGGAGATTAATTATAATTGTTCTCAATTAAAAAAGATAGCAAAATATTACAAACAAAAGGTGTCTGGGAATAAAAATGAACTAGTTTTTCGCATTGCTAATTTTTTAAAATTTTCACAGCATGCAATCGTCATCCAAAAGCACTGGAGAGGTAATATGCGCCGTCAATACAATGTGTTAAAAGGAACGGCGTGTTTTAATAGAAGGTGTACAAATGAGACAGATTTTTTATCATTTACGAAGTTACAGAATATAGAATATTCACAATTTTTTAGCTATAAAGACGATGATGACTTTGTTTATGGTTTTGATGTGAAATCCATTTATAATTTATTTAAACAACAAGGTGAATTAAAAAACCCTTATAATAGAAAACCATTTCCCAAAAATATAGTAGACAATATAACAAAAATTATTAGATTATCTCCATTATTGAAAGAACAAGTTCAAATTAAATTAGTAGACGATACTACGCATTTATCAAAAAAAAAAATAATGGAATTAAAAGCAATATCGCTATTTCATAAAATAGATACATTTGGACATATCACGGATATTGCATGGTTTACAAGTTTGGATAAAATTAGATCAATCAAATATATCAAAGAACTTTATGATATATGGAATTACAGAGCACAGTTGTCGAATCATATCAAATTTTCCATCTGTCCCCCAAATGGAAACCCATTTCAAAACATATCTATTCAAAATTTACATATAAAATCAGAACCATCTTTAAAAAAGACGATTTTACGGATTATAGAAAATATGATTTCTAAATCACAAAATACAGAACACCAATCTTTAGGAGCTTTTTATGTTTTGGGTGCTTTTACGCTAGTAAACAATTTCGCAGCACAATCATTGCCGTGGTTGTATCAATCCGTCCATTATTCTTAAAAACCTCGTTTGGAGATATATTTTGGCGGCATTAAGCAGTCAAAATATATATTTATTATCCTAAACAACTTAAAAGGAATTCGAGTTAATAAATTATA